CATCTTCCTGATGGGCAGTGGGTGCCTTCAATTACTTCAGTCACTTCATTCTACAATCGTCAGATTTTTATTGATTGGAGAAAGCGTGTAGGACTTGAGGAAGCAAATCGCATTACAAAGAAAGCAACAGCAAGAGGAACTGACTTTCACCAAGTCTGTCAGGATTATCTTGAAAACAAACAACTTGTTTGGGATGATTACCAACTCCTGACAAAACATATGTTTCATCATGCGAAACCTTATCTTGATAAGATAAATAATATTCATGCAATTGAAAGAACTCTCTACTCAGAATACCTTGGACTTGCAGGACGAGTCGATTGTATTGCTGAATACGAAGGAGAACTTGCAGTTATTGACTTTAAAACATCAGATAAAATTAAACCAGAGCAGTGGATTGAAAATTACTTTGTTCAAGAAACTTTTTATGCAGCTGCTTACTATGAACTTACGGGACAAGTTGTTAAGAAACTCATTACTTTAATGGTCACTCCTGGCGGAGAAGTCAAGGTGTTTGACAAAAGAAATAAAGGGGATTATATTAAACTACTAGTTCGTTATATTAAAGAATTTGTACATCACAATACTGGGTCAGATGGAGAATGAATTAGAGAAAGCATTGGAAAATAAGTTCTTCTGTCCATCACGCTTTGCGCAAGAAATCGAAAATCTTGTGCAAATTAATGTAGAAATGAATTATATTGATGCTGTAATTTATTTCTGCGAACAGAATAATATTGATTTAGAATCAGTACCTAAACTTATTTCAAAACCTCTGAAAGAAAAGATTAAGTATGAGGCAATGGAACTGAATTTTCTAAAGAAAACCTCCAGAGCAAAATTAATTTTTTAATTCATTTTTGAGCGAAAATTTTTCCGGCAAAAAATCCTTATATTACTTTTTTGAATGATGCCTTTTGATGCCTATAAATGTTATCTTTCTTTGAAGAATCACTTTACGAAAGATAATTATGACTACTTTAAATACTGCGGTAAAAGTAGAGCAACAGTTCAATCTTTTTATAAACGTAAGGATAGAATGTGGTTTGAAAAAATCTCAAGACAAAAATCTGATCAAGAAGTTATAGATTTTTTTGTTGCAAACTTTGTTTCTTGTCAAGATCCAGAAACTCTTTGGATTGGTGAAATGATGAAAGATGGGGAAAGCAGATATCAAAACTGGCAAAAGAAAATTCAATCGCTGTCTTATTTCTTCAAAGAAGAAAGTCAAACTTTATTTGATGAAAATAAATTTCAAGAAGTATTCAAATGTTCAAAGGGGCATCCAGTTCTTTTGAAAAAACATTTGAGTGGTCAAGTATCTCTTGAGACAATGGTTCTTTTGGATAAAATTTTTTCTTATTCAAAGAACTTTGATAAAAAACTGCAAGATCCAGTGTGGGAAACCGTCAGTAGAAGAGTTAAAAAGTATAATCCATTTCTAAATATTGATGTACTTAGTTATCGTAAAATTTTGAAAGAAATTATTTTGGAGGATCAATGAGTTTCTTTAGTTCAGAAGTTGTCCGTGCAGAGATGACTGAAATTGCAGAACTTCAAGAACAAATTTATGGAAATATTTTTAAGTTTCCTGCGATGAGTAAAGATGAGAAGATTGAGCACGTTGAAGTTCTTGAGAGACTCTTAGATAAACAAAAAGTTCTTTATACAAGAATGAGTTTATCTGATGATCCTGAAGCAAGAGAAATGAAGGAGCGTATTGTGAATTCTGCAATTATGATGGGTATGCCTCCTAATACTGATATGAATGTCATTTTTAACAATATGACCCGAATGCTTGAGGTGATGAAAGAACAGATTGACAAAACAGGGTCAGACCTGTAGAATAACGAAGTACACAAAGGCCAAATCCTACTAATACGAGGTAATCCTAATGTCTTTTGAAGCACTTAAAAAACAATCCAAACTGGGTTCTCTGACTTCTAAACTTGTGAAAGAAGTTGAGAAAATGAGTACTACAAGTATGGGAGAAGATGACCGACTCTGGAAACCAGAACTGGATAAAACTGGTAACGGTTTTGCAGTAATTCGTTTCCTTCCTGCCCCTGAAGGCGAAGAACTTCCTTGGGCAAAAATGTATTCTCATGCTTTCCAAGGTCCTGGTGGTTGGTATATTGAAAACTCTTTGACTACGATTGGTCAAAAAGATCCTCTTGGTGAATATAACCGAGAACTGTGGAACACTGGTTCCGAAACGAATAAAGAAATCGTTCGTAAGCAAAAGCGTAAACTGTCTTACTACAGCAATATCTACGTTGTAAAGGATCCTGTCAATCCTCAAAATGAAGGCAAAGTCTTCCTGTTTAAGTACGGTAAGAAAATCTTTGATAAGATTATGGAGGCAATGCAACCTGAGTTTGAGGATGAAACTCCTATCAATCCTTTTGACTTCTGGCAGGGTGCAAATTTCAAACTCAAGATCGTAAAGAAAGATGGGTATTGGAATTACGACAAGTCAGAATTTAATTCTGTTGAATCACTACTGGATGACGATGATGCTCTTGAAGCCATCTGGAAGAAAGAGCATTCTCTGACTGCAATTACTGCTCCAGATCAGTTCAAATCCTATGAAGAACTTGAGCGTCGTATGAATATGGTTCTGGGTCTGAAGACTGCTTCTCCAACTCGCTCTCGTGCTGTTGTTGAGCAGGAAGATGAACTTGAAGAGTTCTCTTCAACTCCTTCTACACAAGATCGTGTTGTGGAAGAACTGGAACAGTCTTATGCTCGTTCTAAGTCTCCTTCACTTCCTAAGATTACTCAGGATGATGAAGACGAAGATGATGCCCTCAGTTACTTCCAGAAACTTGCTGAGGATTGATTATTGATATAGTCTGATATTATCAGCACGCTTGAGGGTCTCAGTCTTATATTGACTGGACCCTTCTTTATATTGCATCATATTTGCAACATCATTAAGAATGATATTTAAGTATCTTGGTTTTAAAACATAGATATTTCTTTTTTCGTTTTCAAGTTTTTCTTCATATTCATAGTTAGTAACGGGAACTGTCACATCTGTTTCTAGAATTATAGAATTGGAAGCGTAGTCATAATATTCAAAATAAGAAATTGAACCAACTGTTTTTTCTACTGATAAACTTATTGAATAATCATCATTTGCAGTTGCCTTTACTTTAATAATTCTTTTTACTCCATCTTTTGATATGTAAGACATAGTATCAGAAACTATTTTTTTATCAAAAACTAAATCAAATTGAGTGAGAGTATATGTCCAAGATGAATCTAATTCATTCACAATAAAATTTCCATATTCATCTGAAACTGATATATCACTATTATCTAATTGATAAACTACTTTTCCAGATGCTGTACTTGAATCAATAACAACATCCGAATCATAAAATAAAGAATCTATTTTGTTTTTGTCTTGCTTATCTAATGGCTTTGGTAATTGAATATATTCTTCTACAATTTTACCCGCAGGAAGAATCGTTACTCCCTGACTATTTTTAATCTCAATAGTTTCGTAATGATGTACTCCATTATAGATGTTATTGTATATTTCTTCTTCTGTAGTGTACCCTCTTCCGTATTTTTCTCTCAAATAAGTGTCAAAGGATTCTTGAGTTAATGGCCATTCTGTTTGAATATTAATAATATTATTGCAAAGAAGAACTACCCAATCAAACTTAGAGTCTTCATAAACTTTGTATGCAACATTATCTGGTCTTTCATCTCCAATAATTTTATATTTTTCAAAGAACGCTACATTTTGAAAAATATCTGGACGAATACTTCCTCTTTTAAAAAGATTTTTTACTTCAATATAGTCACCAATTTTAGCATCGGGAAGTCTGCTAACATATTCAAAAGAAGGAAGATTTCTGAAGTAGGAAGACATATTAGTAACCTATGCTAGTAATTGTACTTTCATTACCATATTCATCATCAAAGACTGGTTCAAGTTCTTCAAATGATAGTGAGATTTCATAAGAAATCATAGATCTTTCATTTATATTTGAGCTCATGTATGTCATATATTGACCTTCTGGAGTATAATTTACATTAAATCCGGTCAAAGCACATTCTTTAAATTTATTTAAGTATGGGTGTTCTTTATTTGATGTTAAATATGAAATTGCAAAAGTGCGTGGAGTTTTAAGGAGTAATGTAGTTTGACTTCTTTTTACAGACATTGCTTGCTTAAAATAACGAATAATAGTCATAACTGCTTTCGCTTCATCTGCAGTTCTTGGAGATAATTTAAATGCAAATGAGAAAGATCTTAGTGCTGGTCCATTAAAGAGAAGTTCTAAATTATTATTAAATATAGATCCAAATGCTCTTTGTTGGATTGAATTTTTACCAACTGCCATTCCTCCAAATAGTCCAGCAAGACCTGTTTGTATTTCTCCTGCTTTTGCTGCTCCTGATAATTTTTCTGATGTTGATTTAACTGCATCTTCTGCACCTTGCATTCCTTTTTGCATAAGTGCTGTACCGACTTGTGCTCCTGCTTCTTCTAACAGATTAAGAGTATCTGATTGCCAACTTACAGTATTGCTATCAGTAACTGATGAAGGTATTGGAAGAGTTATATTTCCCAATATATTTTTTGCATCAACTTTGGATCTTCCAAATTCTGTTTGTTCTCCCGTTGCTGTTGATAAAGATGGTTTATATTCTAAGATTGAGAATTTGATGCAATCTTGATCTTTTAATGATAAGTCTAATGGATAATAAACATCAGAATACTTTGTTCTTGTTCCTTCTTTGAAGGATTCATTTTCTTCATTTGCTCCTTTTTTTTGTTCTTCTGTTGCGTTTTGATTATCTTCCTTTTCAGTATTTGTTGCTGTGTTTGATTTGCCTGCAGCATCATTTAATGTTTGTTTTTGTTCGGCAGTTGGATTATCTCCATAAGGTTTTGTTGATAGAACTTGCTGAGAATATGCTTGTCTTTCTGGAGAATTTGGATTTTCGAATGCTTTTTTTTCCGCATCGGTAGCTCCAGATGCATAAGTTCTTGTAGTTTTACCATTTTTGTCAACACTTGCCGTTGATACTGCTACTGCTCCCTCTCCTTTTGCATTGGTTCTAAATGTTGTAGCAGATAACGAACCATCAGTATTTGCAGTTACTGCTGTTTGATAATAATTATTTCCTACTTTAGAAATATCGCTAGTTTTTGGCGCCATTAGACACAGCGGTTTTTATTTATTTAGACGAAATTTTGCATAAGGTATTGAAAGCATTTCATCAAGTTCATCATACTTGATAACATGAAGTTTACCTGATACTTCTTCCCAAGTATATTGTCTTCCTTCTCTCCAGTGAAAATTGATTGCCTTAAATCCCCATTTTTCTAAAGATGTGCAAGCAATTAATGGGTGTTGGTCATATTCAATATTTGGAGTCTTTGGTATATAAACAAATGTATAAAACTTTCCTGGTTCTGGATATAATACTTCCTCTTTCAATACATCCATAATAATTATCATCAAGTCTTCTGGATCATTTGTTTCTGCATCAAGAATTCTTTTTTTCAACTCCCTCATTCTTGGTGGAACACTAGTATACTTTCCAAAACCTTCTGCCATTATTTGATACCTAATTCTTGTTCGGTGATTACTTTGAATTCCAACATTCTATCTTCACACCATTCTTTAGCAGCAGCCCATTTTGCTTGATTCACCGCATAAGTTCTACATTCGTGTAGGTATGATTTTGTCACTCTTGATTTCTGCTTTGGTGGCATTGTTTGCTTCTGTGGTTTAACTTCAATCACGTAGGTCTTAATTTTTCCAGATTGTTCTTTGACTTTAATTAGATAATCTGGAAAGTATCTGTGAACTCTTCCATCAACAGGAGATACGTATGGAACAGAAAATTCTTCTGATGCCCAAGAAATTATACTTGGGTTATGATCGCACCAATAACAAAAGCGCCTCTCCCAACTGCTTCTGCAGATGATATTATTTGCATCACCTTTGTATTTTTCCGGATATGATGGTTTGTATTTACTCTTAATACTTTCTGCCATTATCCCTACTACATAATATATACGGTCAAAAAGTATTTATAAATGCCTACAAAAAGGTCAGTAGACGATATCAAATCAAAATTACTTAAACCGGCATTAACTTCTCATTTTGAAGTTGAAATTCCTATTCCTAAGGGATTGGTAGAAAATCCTGAATACTTGGATGCAAATGGATTGCAACAGTTTGCTAATATTAATCAAGGAACTTTAAGTTTATTATGCAGTGAAACTTCTTTGCCTGGATCTAATATTGGTCTTATGGATATCACTAGTGATTATCATGGGGTCACTGTAAGACACGCAAATAGAAGAATTTATGATGATAGAATTGATATGACTTTTTATGTTGATGCTGATAATTATTTGCCGATTAGATACTTTGAAGTATGGATGAAATATGTTGTAGGAGAAAGTATTGCCTCTTCCGGATCAAGACCTGGAGCTGAATCTCCAAATTATTTTTATAGATTAAATTATCCAGATCTTTATATTGCTAAAGATGGATTAAAAATAACAAAATTTGAAAGATTTTATGATAGGACTTTAACTTATAAGTTTATAAACTCTTTTCCAATTTCTGTTGCATCAATGCCAGTTTCTTATGAAGCTTCATCATTATTAAAATGTACGGTTTCATTTTCTTATATTAGATATATTTTACTCCCCCCTAGTGGTGATGGTAGAGATGAACCTCCACACCCAGATGCAAGTACATCTTCATCATCAACTGGTGATCCATCAAGTCCAGCAAACCAAGCAATATTTAACAATGCGCAGTTTGTTGCAAGTAACAATACTCTACCTGGACTTGAAGGTACTGGAGCATTAAATATTGGTGGAATACCACAATCTGCAGCAAATGCATCTGGCAATACTGTAACTCAGCAAGATATTAATTCTGCTCTTTCCGCAGAACGAGCATTAACTGGTTGATATCATCTAAATAATCACATCTGAATTTTCTATAGGACATTATGCCTTTACCTAAGATTTCTACGCCAACATATGAACTTGAATTGCCTTCAACTGGAAAGACAATTCGTTATAGACCTTTCCTTGTAAAGGAAGAAAAACTTTTAGTAATTGCTTTAGAGAGTGAAGATAATAAGCAAATTACTAACGCAATTAAAACTGTAATTAAAAATTGTATCTTGACAAAGGATGTTAAGGTAGAAACTTTACCGACATTTGATATCGAATATTTGTTCCTTAATATTCGTGGTAAATCTGTTGGGGAAGAAGTTGAAGTTAATATTATTTGTCCTGATGATAATGAAACTAATGCTACGGTAAGCATTAGTCTGGATGACATCAAAGTTCAAAAGAATGAAGAGCACACTAATAAAATTAAAGTAGATGCTAGTATTATGATGGAGATGAAGTATCCATCCCTTGAACAGTTCATTAAGACTAATTTTGATTTTAAGAATGAAAATGCAATGGATCAGTCATTTGATTTGATTGCTTCTTGTATTGATAAAATTTATACGGAAGATGAGGTTTGGTCAACTTCTGATGTGACTAAAAAAGAACTTACAGAATTCTTAGATCAAATGAATTCTTCTCAGTTTAAGCAGATTGAAAGGTTCTTTGAAACCATGCCCAAACTTTCTCATAAAATTACTATTGTAAATCCAAAAACTCAGGTGGAAAGTGAGGTCGTGCTTGAAGGGTTAGCATCTTTTTTCGCATAGGAATGGTCCATATGGACCTTGAAAACTATTTCAGATTGAACTTTGCTTTGATTCAGTACCATAAATATTCATTATGGGAAATTGAAAATATGATTCCTTGGGAAAGGGATGTTTATGTTGGTCTTTTAGAGCAACACCTTGAAGAGGAACGATTAAAACATCAACAACAAAGCTCACATTTCTGAGATAGAGCAAAATGGCAGTAAATCAGCAAAAATTGATGGGTAGGACAACAACTGTCCAAGCAGCCAATGTTGCTCCTCAACAACAACTTGTTGCTTCTCCTGCTGATACTGCACTTCTTAAGGACATATCAAAGTCTCTTACAAATATTATCCAACT